CTGCCGGTGTGAGGCCTTTGCCAATGCTGGCCAGTTCGCCCCGCTGGCTGCCGCGCTTGCGCCACTCCAGCAGCACGTCCCCGTGTTCCGTGATCTCCGTCTCCAGCGCCGCCCGCTGCTTGGTAGAAAAGTTTTTCACAAACGGCACCACCGACGCCATGGTGTCGCTGCCCAGCACGGCCGCCGCCGTGGGCAGACTGGCTGCCTGCGCAATGGCCACGCCCGGGTTCAAAGTCAGGATCGCCCCGGCGTAGTTGCCCCGCAGCCGGGCTGCCATCCGGCTCACGCCGTTGTCCCGGTGCCGCTGGGTGGTCTGCAGGTCGGTCAGCAGGTCGTTGACGTACTCCACCGCGCTGCGGCCCCACTGCTCCTTGATGATGCCGTTTTTCAGGTTGTACACGCCATCTTTTGTTTCCACGTTGCTGTTCAGCACCTTCTGCACGTCCCGGATGGGCAGTGCCAGGCCCGCATAGGCCGCCGTGTCCCGGATGCTGCGCTGCACCACATTGCTGCACTCTTCCAACAAAATGGGCTGCACCGCTTTCTTTACACGGTTCTTCAAAAAGCCCCGGCCCTCAATGGTGGCGTCAAGGTTCAGCCCCTCGATCTGGGTCGCCAGGGCGCTCTTGTCCACCGCAATGGGGTAGTAGTTTTTCACCCCCGCCCGGTTGTAGCCCAGCAGCTGCATGCTGGTCTCGTTGATCAGGTTTGTGGTGTACCGGTTGAACAGCTCCTGCATGTCCGCGATCCACGCCCGGTCGTAGTCGGTCAGGGCGTTTTCCACCGTCTGCAGCACCGTGTCCACCATCGGGGTGCCGTCGGCATTCTGCAAGCCGCCCAGGTGCACGGTCTGGCCCTCCTGGTAGGCCCGTTCAATGTTTCCTTTTGTGTACTGTTCCATGTTCGGCACCGTCAGGCCGCCGTTCAGCAGGTGCTGGCGGCTGTCCGCATTCTGCAGATGCATGTACAGGCTGCACAGCATGGCGTGGTTCAGCGGCACGCTGTTGCCCTTGGTGTCGGTCAGGCCGATGTCCACCGTCTCGGCCCCCGGCCCGGCAAAGGCGTCCATCTCTTTCAGGTGGGTCTTGCCCGTCACGTCCGCAAAGAGTTTCTCGCCCTTGATGGTGATCTCGCTCTGCCGGCGCTGGCCGTCGTTCAGCATCCTTGCCAGCTTCTCCATCTGGCCGTTCTTTGCGTAGCCGCCCAGCATGCGGAACACCCGCTCACCGCCCAGCATGTCCAGCTGGTACTTGGTCAGCGTGTTCCGCAGCCCGTCAAACCGCCCGCCGGGGCGGTTGCCCTTGCTGGTCTTTACTTCGTAGGCGGCCGCGTCCGCAATGGCGCTCACTTCCTCAGCCTTTGCAAGGCTCAACGTCTTGTTTTCGGTGCGGATCACATGCAGCGTGCTGCTGGTAATGGCTTTCAGTAGCCGCAGCTGGTCCACTGTCATGGGCAGGCTGACACGGTTCTCCGTGTCCCGGATGCGCGCTTTCAGCCGGTCCTGCAATGCCCTTGCCTTCTCACTGTCCGGCAGAGCTTCCGCCTGGGCCAGCTGCTCGTGCAGCTTGTCCAGCCGGGCGTTCTTCGCAGCTGTCAGGTCCTCCCGCAGCGTCTGGATCAGTTCCGGCACCTTGCTCTGCTTCCAGTCCTCGGTCATGGCGTTGGGGGCTCCCTCGCTGCCCATGCTGGCCGTAATGCTGTCCTGCAGCCTCGTCAGCTGGTTCACAGCCTTGCTGTTCAGGGTCACCAGGTTCGCCAGCTTGGCCACCTCGGCCGCCTCCACGATCAGCCCCTTCTGCACATACTTGCCCTGCTGGGGCCGCAGCACCATCTGGTTCAGCTGGGCCGCGTTCGCCCGGATGCTCCGTTTCAGCTCGTCCGCCTTCCGGGCGTCCCGGGCCCGCTGCACCCGGTTCTCGGCTACTTTCTTCGCAATGGCAATGTCCTCGTCCCGCTGCTGGCGGGCCACTTCCAGCGCAATGGCGTTCCGCTCCGTCTGCTTCTGGTACCACTCCGCAGCTTTCTGTTGGTTCATCAGTTCCCAGTCCTGGATCTCCCTGTCCTGGATCATCAGCGAGCGCTCCGCCCGGTCGGCCCGGCGCTGCTCCTGCTTCACCTGGTCGGCCAGGTAGTCGTTTTCTTCCCGCAGCTCGCCCATGCGTTCCTTGTACCACAGCTTTGCCGCGTCCATGTCTTCCTGCCGCTGGGCTTTCAGCCGCTGCTCCTGCTGCTTCAGCTGCCGGCGGAACTCCTCCCGCTGGTAGGTGATGTACTCGTTCACGTCGCCCAGGTTGGTAAAGGTCTTTCCGTCGATCTTCACAGCGCTCCGGGCCTCGGTGCGCTGGTTGGCGGCCAGTCGGCGGGCAAACTCCTGCCGCTGCACTTTCTGGACACCCTGCATGCCCTTCTCCACCTCGGCGGCCCTTGCCTCGTCTCCGGCCGCCGCCTTGGCCATCTGCAGCGCCTGCTTCTGCATGCCCTCAAAAATAGCCTGGGCGTCGGTCATCTCGGGCACGTTCATAATGTCCTCGATCATCCGCCCGGCCAGCTCCACCCGGGCGTCCTCGTACTCGGCCTCGTCCGCAAAGCGGCTGCGCATCTCCGGCTTGATGTTGTCATGCAGATTCATCAGCACGTCCAGCCACTCGGTGCTCTCCATGCTCATGACACCCTCCACACCGGCCTGCTTGGCCGCCGCTTTCCACAGCGCCCGCGCACCGTCCTGGATGCCGCCCACGGCCCGGGTGTCGTTCACAATGCTCTCGTACTGCTCCGCCGGGTTTCCGTCCCGCACGCCGTCGGCCTGCCGCAGGGCCACACCGTGGCTGCGGGCCTCGGCCACCGCCGCGCTCCAGTTGCCGTACCGCTTCACCAGCTCCGCCTTGGCCTTGCCGGTCTTGTTCACGGTGTACTCCAGCCGGTGCAGCTCCGGGTATTCGTCCCACAGCTCACTGTTGCGGTAGGTCGCCCCGTCCAGCACCTCGCCCGCCAGCGTCTCGGCCAGCGCCTGGGCCTTTGTCATGTCCGCGCCGTCCGCTTTCAGGTAGTCCACCAGCACCCGGGTCTCGTTGGCCAGCTTTGCCCGGTCGGCCCGGCTGGCGTTGGCTTTCGTCCACCGCGCCGCCAGCCCGTCCAGGCTGTCCTGGCTCACCTTCACGCCTCTCGTCACCCCAAAGAACTGGCTCAGGGTGTCCAGTGCCGCCGCCGTGTTCGCAATATCCCGGCTCGCCTGCCGCTGGTCGTTCTTCTTTGCCTCCCGGCTGGCCTGCTCCGCCAGCTGGAAACGGAACTTTGCAAGGCTGCTTTCCTGCGCCAGCTCTCTGGTCTTGTAGTATTCCCGGATCTCCCGCACCACCTTGTCCGCATCCACACGCCCGCTGTATTCCTTGCTGGCGGCAACCCTGCCGTCTGCTGTGGAGATGTCCAGCGTGAACTGCCCGCGCTCGCCGCTCAGCTGCTCGGCCATTTTCCGGATCTGTTCCAGCTGCTGCGCCGTGGGGGCCGTGTCCGCCGAAATGTCCACGCCCGGTGCCTCGGCCATCACACGCACATTGCCGTCCAGCAAAAACTCATTCAGAGCTTCCGTGCCGTTCTTCACTTCCGCCGGGCCGAACACCTCCAGAATTTCCCGGTGGTCGGTGTCCCGGCTACGGTCATTCTGGGCAAAGTCCAGCATCTGGCCGTCCGGCAGAATGTACCCTGCCCGCCGGAATTCTTCCGTCACGCCGAACTGCTCCTTCGCCAACATCCGCCGGTACTCCGCATTGCCGCCGTACGCTTTGGCTCTGGCATTGTAGGCGTTCTGTGCATCCTTGGCCTGGGCGTCCTTCCGCTGCTGCAGACGCCCATTGGCTGCTTTCATCTGCTCCGTCAGGGCGCTGTCCCGCTCTTCCAGCGCGGCCAGGCGGCTGTTGTACTCCTTGCGCTTTGCAAGGTAGTCCTGGTATTCTGCGCTGTCCCGGTAGGCCTTGCCCTCTGCGGAAAAAACGCCCAGCGCCTTTTTCTTTGCCTCGATCCGCTGCACTTCGGCACTGTTCAGCCATGCACTGCGTTCTTCCTTCAGGGCACTGCGCTGCTTGGTCAGCTGCCGCTGTTCGGTGCGCAGCTTTGCCAGCTCATCCTGCTCCGCCAGCTGATAGCGCACATTTTTCTGCACAGCTGCATTGTTTTCCTTGCTTTTGGCAGAGGTTTGTGCTATAGTAGTGTCAGAAGATACTTCCTGAGCATCCGCAAGGGTGCTCCGCACAGCTTTCGGGAGCTGTGTGGGAGTATCTTCTTTTTTTGTCATATTT